CGGGTTCCAACCACGCCCGAAAAGGATCTCGTACAGGCTGAACTTGAATTGCAGAAACCCGCGGGCACAACCGTGACCGCTAAGATACCCACGGTCGAAAACGTGACCATGACGATCACGCTGCACATCCTGTCCGACTACGTGCTTGCGGACGTGAAGGCCGACATCCAGGCCGAGTTGCGGGCCTTGTTCGCGGAGCACGCCCTGTCCACGTCCACGACCTATGTCCGCAACAGCGACCTGCACGCGGCGATCAACCGCGCCTCGGGGATCGACTACTACACGCTGGACGTGGTGGAGGGCGGCGTGGGCACGTCGGACGTGATCCTGACCGCCTACGAGTTCCCGGTTCTGAGCACGATCACCTGGAGTTGACCGATGGCTCGCGCGCGTTTCCCGGACCTGACCGCCTACGACTACTGGCGGATGCTGCTGCGGAAACTGCCCCGGGGCATCCTCTGGTTGCAGCAGGCGGTCCTGTCGGGGGCGGCTTACGGCGACGGCCTGCCCGTGCCGCTGACCTCGTTCGGGAAGTTCCTGTTCGGCATCGCGGACGAACTCGCGCGGATCCACGGTCGCGCGAACGACCTCGTGGCCGAGGCGTTCCCGATGGAGACCTCGGAACTGCTCGACGACTGGGAGGAGGTCGCGGGACTGCCGGAGTTCGGCTATCCGCCCGTGCCGCCCGGAACCGACGACGAGCGGCGCGAAACGCTCCGGGGCAAGTTGGCGCTCGCGCCCGGCGGGCAGTCCTGCGCCTGGTGGGAGTTCGTTGCGACCCAGTACGGCGTCGCCAGCGTGGACGTGACCGACGGGCCGCACGTCCTAGAGTTCACGGTTGACCTCGGGACCGACTGCACGCGGGCGACCTGCACCTCGGACTGCGACGCGGCGCTCGTGGAGTTCACGTCCGACGGCACCCGGGCGGCTCGGGTGATCGACCACTACCATCCGGCGGGAACGCGCATCTTCTGGGAGGGACCGTAGATGAAACGAATCGACACGTCACGGGCGGCCAACGCATTTCAGGGCGCGGCGGGCGGGACTGGGCACTTTCAGGACACCGACCCGACCGGCGCGACGCAGTTCGACGCCGAATGGTGCGAGGGGATGCAGGAGGCCACCACAGAGACAATTGAGGGTCTCGGCGGCACCCTCTCTGGCACGGAATCGGGGCAGATGTGGGGCCTGCTGCAGCCGCGCGTGGACGGGATCTACGCGGCGAGCGCGGACACGGGGTTCGTCACTACAGCCTATCGTCGGGTCGTAGCCGCTTCTGAATTGAGCAGGGCGACTGGCGACCGATCCGTGGTCGAGGCGTCCGCATTGTCGCAGGCATCGGGTGCGTATTCATCGGTTCGCAGTTGCGGCACCAGCGAGGCGTCTGGATCAAAGTCGGCGACCGAGTGCGGGATGACGCAATACGCGGGCGGCGAGGCGACGAAGGTCGGCAACTCGAAGAACGTGGAGTGCGTCGATCCCTTCACACGCGCATTCGGATACTCGCTCGTGGGGATCTCCAAGACCGGCGCGAACCAGAACATGCTCGGCTACGAAGACGCCTCGACGGGCGAGTACCGCGCGCAGACGATCAAGGTCGGCGGCAACGCGAACACACGGATGGATGGCGCGACGCTCACTGAAAGCGACCTCACTCTGGGCACCGACAAGACCCATGCCCGTTTCGTCCCGCTCTGGTCTGCCGCGCCCCTATACAACCCGGACGTGACCCAGCAGTGGAAGATGGTCGCAAACCTGACGGGCGGAACAGCGCCAGCGTGGACGCCGTGGGACAACGGCGGCACGAACACCCTCTACATCCCCCTCGACGGCGTCATCGGCCGCAAGATCGTGAAGGTGACGCTGACCTGCGACCTGTGGACCGGCGGTGCCGAAACCGGGAAGATCACCGCTGGCATCTACAGGCGCGCGGTCGGCGCGGCAGGGGCGGAAACGGCGCTTCTCGCCGCCGAAGTCGAATACACGAACGCTAGCCAAGGCACCAAGGACCTGACGCCAGCGGCCGACATCACGACCGCCACCGGCTACGTCTACTACGTCAAGGTCTATGTCGCGACCGCGACCATGCCAGCCGAGCCGACCAGGGCGGGCGTCTCCGGTTGCGAGGTGACCGAGAAGTTGGCCTCGATCGGGTGACCCATGCTCCGCGTGAAGGTGGACACGACCGAGATCGAAGCCGCCCTCCGACGGGTGCAGGGGGAGAAGCAGATACCATTTGCCATCGCGTCCGCGCTCACGAAGACGGTCATCGACGCGCAGAAGTTCGTCCGCGGCAAGTTGGCCGAGTCGTTCACCATCCGCTCGCCCTGGGTCGCGAAGGGCATCCGCATCACGCCTGCGACCAAGACGACCCTCGCCGCTGCGGTCGGGTCGGTCGATCCCTTCATGGAACGGCAGGCGGTCGGCGGCGAGAAGACGGCGAAGTCGGGGGCGGTCGCGATCCCGCAGGTCGGTCGCGGCCGGCCTCGAACAACGATCAAGTCCGCCACCCGCCCTGCGAAGTGGCCCAAGGCGCAACTACGCAGACCGACCGTGTTCGCGGGGTCGGTCGCTGGCCGGCCCGGGGTGTGGCAGCGCGTCAAGGTGGACGGCAAGCCCCGCCTGCGACTGCTCTACTGGCTGCGACCCTCGGTGGAGGTCAAGCCGCGATGGCCCCTGCTCGCGGAAGTGGAAACGGTCGTCCGCACACGTTGGCCGACGAACGCGACCAACGCGATCGGGCGGGCGTTGCGAACAGCGAGGTAGACCATGCGCCGTGACTCCTTGGCCCTGATCGCCGACGAGTACGCCCGTTCGTTCCTGGGCCTGCCGTACCTGTGGGGCGGCGACGACCCGATCGCGGGCTTCGACTGCTCCGGGCTGTGCATCGAGGTCTTGCAGGGCGTCGGTCTGTTCCCGCACGGCAGCGACACGACCGCGGACGGGCTGTGGCGGAAGTACCTGCGCGTCACGGTCCCGAGGTGCGGGTGTCTCGCCCTGTTCGGGTCGAAGGAGCGCGCGACGCACGTGGCCTGGGTGACCCGCGTCTACGGCGAGGCGGTCTACATCATCGAGGCGGGTGGCGGCGGGAGCACGACCGTGGACCTGGCCGCGGCGATCAAGCAGAACGCCTACATTCGAATGAGGCAGATCGGCGGTTCCGGCACGCGCGGGGACCTGCTCGGGTACGTCGATCCGTTCGAGGTCTAGCCCCCGATTGGCGTCGGGGCGGTTCGGTGGGAGGACCCCGGCCCGGGGTGAGGGCGGTCGTGACAGGCGGTTTCGACAGTGGACATCGAGGGCGTGAACCAGCGGATCACGGACTGCCAACACGCTTGCGACGACAGGATCCGCTCCCTCCACGGCCGGATCAAGGACGTCGTGGAACGACTCGACGGTGTGGAGGATGACGTGACGCAGATCGCGGCGTGGAGGAACAAGATGACGGGCGCGTACCTGGCCATCGTCGGTCTCGTGAGTCTCGGGGCAACCATCCTCGGGACGTGGATCGGGAGGCACCTGTGATCCTGCTGACAACCGTACTCGCGCGCCTTCTCGATGCGGTCCTGCCCGTGGCGGTGCCGCTCGGACTGCTGGCCCTCTGCCTGACGCCCGCCGCTTGGTTGATCGGCGGGGCGCTGCTGACGGGCCTATGCGCGGCGAGGTCGGCATGAAGCGGCTCGGGTACGCCGTGCTGTGCGTCCTGGCGCTCGGACTGCTTGCGGTGGTCAAGACCTACGAGGGCGCGCGGGACGTGTACCGCGTTGCGACCGGCTAGGCCGGGGGAAGGAGACAAGATGAACAAGACGATCTGGACGATCCTCGCGGTGGTGGGCGCACTCGGGTTGGCCGGTGCGTTCGCGTTCTCGTACAGCGGGCCGGGTTGGTCGCTGTCGTGCACGGGGTCGGTTGCGCCGCAGGCCCCCGACGCGGTTTCCGCCCCTGCAAGCCCCGAGGTGGTCGAGCCGCTACCGGAGGGCACCCCGACCCCCGAAAGCCTGCCAGCGGGGCAGCCGGACGCGCAGGCGGCACCTGTTTCGGTCCTGTCCCGGGTCGGGTCGGGTGCGCTCGCCGTCCTCGGCGCAATCCTGTCCCCGGTCGGCTGCGGCGGTGCCTACGCGAGCGTGCAGGGTTCCGGCGAGGTCGGTTTCCGCAAGCCGGACGGCAGCAAGATCCGCGGGCAGGGTTGCGTCGTGGCCGAGATCGGGGACCGGGACTTGAGCGGGGGTTTCGACACGCTCCGGTGGTACGCGACGCTGTACTGCGCGAACGGGCCGAAGTTGGAGAGGGGCGATCCTGCGCTCAAGTCTCGGTGCCCGGAGATGCCTCCGAGTGATGCGTGCGAGTTGGTGCCGGTTCCGCGGTAGTCACAGCATCGTCCCCTTCGGTTCGATCCTCGCCCTTGCGATCTCGCAGTAGTCGGCCGACCGCTCTATCAGTATCGCCCGCTTGCCCTCGGCCAGAGCTGCTATCGCCGTTGTTCCTGACCCACCAAACGGATCGAGTACGACATCGAACGGAATATGTCGCGCCAAGTGCCGCAGGAGCGGGATCGGCTTCGGACACGGATGGCCGTTTCGGGTGGCCGTGTTGAACGACCACACATCCGATAGCGCCCACGGGGGCACTCTGCCGCCATCGCCATGCCGCCGCCCGTAGACTAGGGTCGGTTCCCAGTGCGGAAGCCAAGGCGACCCGCCGGCGCGATGCGAGAAAGACATCGGCTTGTTCCACACGCAAACCCAGAGCGGTCGCCGTCGCGCGACCATGTGAAGCATCGCCGTTACCGAAAGCGACAAAAGCACGAGTCCCGACGACACGCGCTCGCACTCGGTCACGACGCGATCCATCCACTCGACCCACTCTGGCCACGGGCGGGAATCATCGAAACCCTCCCCGTAGTCCATCCCCGCGTTGTACGGAGCGTCGGCGTAGACGAGCTGCACGGAGTCATCTGGGAGCAACGGCAGCACTTCGAGACAGTCCCCGCACTCGACCGCCCACGACCTGCTGCCATCCAGCACCGCCCGCCAGTCGTCCACGGTCACTCCTTCAGCAACTCCCCGATCGCATCCAGCACCGAGTCCACGGCGGCGGGGGTGAGGCGCAGGCACTCAACGCCATCCCAAAGCCCGACTCGCTCGATCGTCGCCAACCCCCGCGTCGTCAAGTCAGTGACCGCATCAACATCGAACGACGAAACGGGCGACCAGTTAGGTGTAGGCGAAACAGCCGCCCTGATAGCGAGCCGGACAAGTGCGCGGCGCGTGGAGGGGGTCATGGCTGCCTCGTTTCTCGTGCTACGCGCCGAGTCTCGGCCCGACGCTCCTCCTCGGTCATCTTCCACCAGCAGTCATCCATTTCTTCGCATAACTTCTCGTCTTCGATTTCGGTCAGGGTGCCATCGCGCCGGCCCTGCATCAGCCGATCATCTAACTCGCGGTGTCTTTCGGCGGCGGTCATGGCACTCTCCGAAACGTCACGACCCAGACCCAGGGGTTGTCGGTCCACGGCGCGCGCTTACCGTTGATGGCGTCCCAGAGGGCGGCGAATGAAGCGCGGGGCGTCATGGTCGGCGTGACCTCGATCCCCTCCGCGATGGCGTCCTCGTCCGTGATCGCCTGCAACCGCTCGACCCGGACATCGGCGACCTCCAACCGGAGTCGGCACGCCTCGCGAGGCATATGGATCGACGGGCGCGGCTTCCACCCCCACTCGCGGAGTTGCTCGCGGTCGGCGTCGTGCTGGTCCGCGTCGTACTCGTAGGGCGGCCAAGTGTCGGCACCCTCGCGCATCGAGCGGGGCGTTCGCGGGGGTCGCGTCCAGACCCGTTCGCGGACCCAAAGGATGTCGCCGGGGGAACCGTAGGGACAGTCTACAACTCTCTCGACCGTCCGATTCGTGAATGACCGCAGGAAACGCGCCGCGACCTTGGTGAACCACGGAAAGGTGCAGTGAGAGTCAGCGAACTCGACGGCCAGACGGACCACCCTCCGCGTCATGGTCTTGCGGCCGTCGAGGATCGCGCGGACCATCGGGCCGGAGAACAGGATCGGTCGCTCGGTCATGTCTTCTCCCCCACCTTCACGAGCCTGCCGCACTCGTCCGCCGCGCGTTCGCAGTCGGGGGGTGCTCCGACCCTGCACGTCGCGCCCGTGCCGGAGCGGTGGCAGGGGGGTCGGGGTCGGGGTTGGAGACTCACGTCAATCACCCGTCGCCTTGAAGTTGTAGACGGGTCGAATCCGATCCTCGATCCTGACCGTCTCCGTCAACCATGCCTCGACCGTCTCGCGAGGCTTGTACGCGACCGGGGCCTCGTCCAGCGTGTCGGCTCCGATGCAGGATGACCACACGCCAGCGTCGCGCATCGTGGTCTTGAAGTCGGCCACACTCAGGGACCGCTTCGCCTCCTTGCGGCCCATGACGCGCCCGGCGCCATGCGGGGCCGAATAGTTCCAGTCGGCGTTCCCGAAGCCGGTTCCGAGAATCATCCCGTCTCGCATGTTCCAGGGAATCACGACCCACTGTCCGGGGAGCGCCTGGATTGCGCCTTTGCGGATGATGCCGTCGTCGCCGATGAAGTTGTGGACCGACTCCACCTGCACGTGGGGGTCGCTAGCGCCGTGCGGCCAGCCGTCGAATCCCGCAAGGGTGGCCGCCATGATGGTGCGGTTGGCCTCCGCGAACTTCTGCGCAATCCGCATGTCGCGCAGGTATGCGTCTGCCGCGTCGCCGGTCAGGTACGCAAGCTGTCCATACTCGGGACGCTCGCGCTTCGCGATGTCCTGATGCCATTTTGCGACACGGAGACCGAAGTTGCGCGACCCCGAATGGATGGCGAACCACAAGGCACCGTCCGAGTCCGCGCGCCCGACTTCGATGAAGTGGTTCCCGCCCCCGAGCGTACCGAGCGACCGGCGTACCTTGTCGGGGTCCGCGCCAATGCGGGTTGCGATCTCGCCCGTGGCCTCAAGCAGGGGTTCGAGTTCGGCGGTCAGTGTGTGTGGGTGCTGATGGATCGCAAACCCCGACGGGACGTACCTACGGATGTAGGCGTCCAGAGCGGCGAAAACCACGTCGCCAATCCCGACACGGTTCGCCAGCACCCCGCACCCGATGTCCACTCCGATCACGTTCGGGCAGACGCCCGGCCCGACTGGCGACGTGAACCCGATCACGGCTCCGGCGCCGGCATGGACGTCGGGCATAATGCGGATCTGGCACCCCGCGAAGGCGGGGCAGTCCAGGAACGTCGCGATCTGCGTCTCCGCAGTCGGTTCCAGGTCGGTCGCGAACACCTTGCAGGAAGCCTGCGAACCAGTGAACGTCTTGGGGGTCATACTGCCTCCGCGTCGAGCGCGTCCAGAACTGCGCGCAGTTCGTTGGCGTAATAGCGGACGCCGTAACCACCTTTGTCCAGGTACCCACGAAGCGCCGCGACGACGGTGCGTTCCGGCGACCACTGACCCTCAAGACCCATGTAGGAACAGTGCGAGCCGCTGACTTGGTACAGTTCGCCGCCCTTGCGGAATAAGACGAATGCTTCACCCTCGTAGCCTTCAATGGTGTATGACGCCAGCAAGATTTCGCAGCCGTCCAGGTCGGCCCCTGCGATATCGAAGTCGGCGATCATTTGCTCGCGATTCCAGTTGTTCAGGTAACGCGGTTCCATCAGAAATCTCCTTTTGTGTGGTTGCGGGCACTCGGGTACTGCGGCACGGGCGGGACGGGGGCAGTTCGGTAGCGCCTCCCCGAACGTGGACGGGCAGCACTCGGGGATCTGCCATTGGCAGGCCGTCGCCGCTGGGCGCGTACAGGGCCAATACGGCCCCCAACACCCTCCTCCGAAGTGCGGGCATCGCGGGTACTGCGTCGCGGGCGGGACGGAGGCCGGAACCTCGCGCCACTCGTGATGGAACATCCCCCGACCGTGGATGCGGCCCATTTCGACGGCCCCGTTGCAGTCTTCGAGCCACGCCTGCGCTTCAGCCCCGACAAGTTCCTGCTTGTACCCGTCCGCGAAGGTCATCTCGACGCGGACCAGATCGCCGTGGTCACTCATGGCGTTCCTCCATCAGCCCCGCGTCGCGGAGGGCGGTCACGGCGGCGTCGAGGGCGGCTTCGGCGGTGGGGTACGTTCCCACTCGCGGCCTCGACAGCCGCCCTGCAATCCCGCCCATCCTCAAGAGGGCACGTCCCGGGTTCGTCGTGATTTTCGATGACTACCCTGCCAGCCCCGGCCAGCACTTCCTCCTTTGTCGGGAACGCGATCCAAACCTTGTCGTCAGCCGCCACGGGCCTGTTGCACACCTTGCAGCGTTCGCGGTCAGTCACGGTCGGCCTCCTTCATGGCGGCTTCGACGGCCCGGAAGGTTGTGTCCCCACCCACACGATCAGTACGCTCCAGAACGGGGTCGTCCGGTGAGTCAATCAGGTCGCGGGCGTAGATGGTCAGGGCATGATCTGCCTCGCGACGCGCGAGTATCCAGAGCAGGCGGAACAGGAATCGCTTGTCGGCCTCGGCCCTCGCGACCCGTTCCGCCATGTCGAGCGCGCGGGGGAGCAGCGTGCGGGACGCGGCGATGAAGCGGGCGTCGGCGTCCGCGTGTGGCGGCGCGTACCACTCGTTTCCGTCGCTCGACTTCTTGAAGACTCGATAGTAGATCGTTGCTGGATCTGTGCGGCACTCCGAGAGACAGGCGTTGTCTTTCGGCGTCGTAGCAACTCGGAGCATCCCGACGCGCAGGTCTTCGTACCACGGTCCCGGCGTGGCCCCGTCGCAGAGCGCCCTCGCCTCGCGGATCTCGTCCAGGGTCAGGTCGCGGTCACTTGCCATGTCGGCCTCCTTCATCGCGGCTTCGACGGCCGCAAGGGGGGTGTCGAATGGTCCGCGTGCGTTCGTGGGTTCGCTATCGTGCGTGCAGTACCAACCGACGTGCCCGTTTCGGTCGCCGCTGTAGTAGACGTGCAGGTCCGTTTCGGAGGTCATCCACTCCCACGCCCTGACCGCCCTCCCCGCATCCTCGGCGGCGCGGCGGGCGGCGAGGCACTCAGGACACGGCTTGTCCTTGGTGTAGGCGTTGAACGGCCTGCACTTCCAGTATCCGTCCGCTGCTGTCAACGAGTAGAGCCAGCAGCCAAGGCACGTCTCGCCATCCGGCACGGCACCGACCAGAAGCAGCGACTTACTCACGACTACCCTCCCCCCGCCCGCGAACGGGACGGGCTACAAGTCACCCGATCCCCTCATCGTCCAGCACCCTCGCCGCGACCCCGAGGCTGAACCGCCTGTCCCCGCGCAGAGCGGACAGGATCTCGCCGCGGTCGGTCATGCCGGAGTCGATCGCACGCTTGACCGCTTCCCTGTGCAACGCCTCGTCCCTGGCCTCGCTGTCTGTCTGCGGGTAGGGCGGCACCTTGGCGGGCGTCGGAAAGGCGTCGGGAGTCTCTGCGGGTGCTGTCTCAGGGTGCAGAGCCCGCACCGCCCTGGTCACGGTGGAGTCGCCGCAGGATGGGCAATACCCATTCCCGACCGTCGCGCCGCAGTTGGGGCAGGTTGGGGTCATCTACCGGCCATCCTCGCGAGTGACAGCAGCAGGTCCCGGAACGGGAGCGGTGTCGCGGCGCGTTGGCGATGCGACAGACGTTGACAGACCCCTGTACGGATCAGCCGCCGCCGCTCCATTCCTGTCGCTTGGTCCGCGCCCGGTACGCGCCGGATACACTTCGACCAATCCAGGGACGGCGGCGGGTTCGTTCCGACGAAGAGAAGCCACGTCAACTTGCGAGCACGGTGGCCGTAGTTGCCTTGCGCGACGCAGCAGGTCCAGACACCGGGGGATGACGCGGCCAGAATCCATCCCCCCCCCCGCGGCGGGTCGGGAATGCGGAAGGCGCGCCAGGCGTGCGAGCCTTCGGGGTGTTCGATGACGCCGCCGAAGTCGTTGACGGCCCGGAACGCTGCCGCGAAGCAGCCGTCGTCCTGACCGAGCGTGCCGTGGATCTTCGCGTACCGTCCCCAGGGACCGCACGGCGGATGCGCCACGACCGGATGCGGTCCTTCGTACAACCGCGCGTCCCGGGCCTTATCCCACGGGTCCACGTCGGGCAGGCCGTAGTAGCACCCGTTGGTCGCGACGTAGAGGGCGGCGACCGTCTTCACGAAGTCCTCCCTGGCCTGATCCGCCGCACCTCGCGCATGACTCGGGCGGCGTAGGCTTGGCCCTTGACCGTCCCGCGCTTGCCGTCGTTGTAGATCGCCGCAGCGCCCCGCCAGTCCCCGCCCGCGGACACCAGGGCGGAACGGAGCAGCGCCGTCCCGACCGCCACGTTGCAGCGCCGCTCGTACAGGTCGCACCCGAAACGGGACTGCCACTGAGGGTGGACCTGCATTCGGCCGATACCGCCCGGACCCCGCACGCGGTCGCGCCGATGCTCGGGGACGTGGCCGGACTCGACGCGGCAGATCGCGAGGGTCAGCGTCGGATCGACCCCGCGCAGGATCGACCACGCCGCGATCTCCACCGACGCGGGCGCGTGCGGGATTGCGAGCGCGAGGATGATCGTTGCCAGGGTCACAACATCACCCCCTGCCGTTCCCGTTCCGTGACGAGACACGACGGCGACAACCACAGGCGTTCCCGGTGCCGGTTCGCGTTCTCGCCCTTGCCCGTGTTCGCGTAGCCGCCTTTCTCCTTGCGTTCAATCGTCCGCCACGTCGGAGGGATGACGTGCTCGCCCTCGTACCCGCAGAGCACGATTCGCAGGCGCGGGTTGTCTCCGTTCGCGAAGGCCCATGCCGCGACGGCCTCAGCGACTCCGGCCCCGCCTGCAGCGTAGAGGTCGTCAGCCTTGGTGCCGACGGTGTAAGGTGGGTCGAGGAAGACGCCGGCCCGCTTGTTGCCTTTCGCGAGGTCGGTCCACACCGCCTCGGTACAGACTCGCGACCAATCGCCGCAGCAGACCCGGACGTAACGCAGGCGAGCGGAGAGGGCGCGGAGGTAGGGGCGGACGTTCGTGAGGTCGGACGGATCGGTTCCGGCCTCGCCGATGTGCGGCTCTTTGCGATGGATTCCACCGCCGCCGTTGGTTCCGATGCGCGGCAGTTTCCCGCCAAAGCCCGCCGTCCCCGAGGTGGGGCAACTGGCGGTGCCGCCCTTCCCACCGTCCCCGAGGTGGGGCAACTGGCGGTGAACGCCCTTCCCGCCGGTCCCGAGGTGGGGCAATTTGCGGTGAACGCCCGTGCCGCCGTCCCCGAGGTGGGGCAATTTGCGGTGAACGTCCGTGCCGCCGGTCCCGCCATCCCACCAGCCCGTACACCAATTCGACCCGATCCATGCCGAGATACCCCACACCCACCAGCCCGCGATCTTCGCGTCGTGGTAGTCAGGGTCTTCGTGCATCCGGGCGAGGAACGCGGTCTTACGCTCGCGCTCGCACAACCATCGGTGCCGCGCGGTCAGGTCGATTTCGTTGACGGGCGACAGGCACCAATCGGCCACGGCGTCAGGGTCGCGTTGGATCGCTCGCCAGAAGTTGCAGATGTATCCGTCGAGGTCGTTGACCGTCTCGACTTTGGGCGCGGTCGGGCGGTTCAATAGGACAGCGAGCGAACCGGCGAACGGCTCAATGTAGTGGTCCACGTCGCCCAACGCCTGCCACACTTCGGCCGCGGCGCGGCGCTTACCGCCGAACCAGGGGAAGGGGGATGCGAGGCTGCCCACCGTCATCTCCCCAACCCCGCCACGACCTCGATCGCCCGCTCCAGCATCCTCCGCGACTCCGTACTCAGCACCGTCCCCGGACCGTCCACGCACGCCAGCATCAGACCCGCCGACAGCGCCCGACGCCGGACCGTCTCCATGCCCTTCGCCGCAGCCATCCTCGCGCGGACCCCCGCCGAAGTGACGCGGGCGCGGGTGCGGACTGCCTCGGCGTGGGGGGACAGCATCAGACCCTACCTCCACACTCGCACGAGTTCGGCCAGGTGAGCATCGATGTTCTTCAGGAGCAAGACGATCTCGGGGGTCTCGGGTAGAGCAATTGGATGCTCCGTCTTCACTAGGGGGGGCATCACGCCGCATGAGTCTCCTTCGGATAGAGACAGGCGGACGATTGTGGCCTTGTGTTCACGCGGGGGGACGACGGTGGTCACACACACGCCCGCCGCAGTGAATGCCTCAATGATGGCTTTCGAGAGCACGAACGCCAAGGGGGGCGGACAATCTATGTGCCTGGCTTTCAAGCGACGAACAACGGAGCGCCAAGTTCCCTCGAAACCCTCTCGCGCCAAGTCCACCATCGCTGGGACCCAGGAATCAGTCGGAATTGGTGAAGTTGTAGCGACGACGCGCGGGAGAACCTTGCCTCGCTTCACACGGAGCCGGTCCGCCTCCTCTGGCGAAATAAAAATGCTGCTCCCGATCTTGACGCACGATCCCCGTTGAAGGGAGCGCGACATCCATGACGCGCATCCCCCGCCGAGTTCGTCCACTAGGTCGCACATCGAGATCCATGCTTCCGGCAACCAGTCTGGGCGCTTCATATTGCTATTCCTCCACGCAGGAACCCTCCACACTCGGACCGCACAGGGCGAGCCTCCGTCTACACCACCGCCCCGAGGTACACGTCCGTACCCACCACCTTCACCTCGACCCGCCCCGTCACGCCCAACCCCTTCGCCGCCGACCGCAGTTTCGCCCCGAGTTTCCGCGCGTGGTCGTCACCCTCCGTCGGGTACTTGACCGCACCCGCGGACTCGATGACGGCGCGGATCGCGGCTTCGTAGACGGTCATCTTGCGGGGCTTCTCGATCTTCTTGAACTCGGTCACGTCCATCTGGGCACCCTGCGTCAGAAGCGACTTCACGGCTGGACCTCCTTGTTTTCACGCGCCGGGACCTCCCCGGCGTCCATCACCACGACACGACCTGTCCCCTCGCACTCGGGGCATAGCTCGAACTGCCTGACGTGCGCCCAACTGCCGCCGTCGCGGTTGGAGACTTGGCGGTGGACGTAGACGGCCACCTTGCGCTTGCCACGGCAGGCGGGGCGGGTCTGGGTGTGGACCTTCACGGTGCATCCTCCAACGTCACGACCCGCCGCCGGTCACGCTCGCCCGCGCACTCGACGCAGACGTAGTACCAGATGCCGTCGCCCTTGCTCTGGTACGACTCGCAGACATCATCCGGGTGCGTGAACCGCCCGCACCGATCGCACTCCACGCAGTCGCACTCGAACTCCGGCGACTCCGATCGGTCCCCGGCTTCGACGTGGATCCGACGACCGCAACCCTCGCATTGGCCGGTCTTCACTTCCCCACCTCCGGCATCGGCATCACGATGCCGTACTCCTCCAGAACGCGGTACAGCCGCCATGTCGCACGAACGTCCCCGGCGCAGTAGTCCCGCACCGCGCCCCACTCCCCACGCTGGATCATCGGCCATACTTGCGAGCCGTCGATCCCCGCTTCCTTCCCCTCGCACCGCACGCCGAACACGCGGCACCACTCCCCCAGTTTCCGCCACTTGTCCGGCTGCCAGTCCGCGAGGATCGCCATGATGTCGCACACCGGCCAATGCCGATACCGCACCGCGTGGAACACCCGCGACGGCTTCACCCGCAGGATGGCCGACCGGATCATCAGCCACCTCCAGTCGAAGCCGATGCCGTTGAACGTCACGATCCCGTCCACGGTCGAGAGCCTGTCCCACGCCGCCGCAAGCAGCGCCTCCTCGCTCCCCTCGGTGTCCAGGTCGGTCGTCGTCACCAACTCGTCCGTCCCGATGCCCACGCAGGCGATACGCCCGTAGGCGGGGTCGAGGGAGCAAACCTTGACGAGTCCAGCCTGCCACTCGTAGACCTTGGCGTTGACGTACTCGGCGATCTTCGCCGGGTCCTTGTAGTTGGAGGGCGCTTCGATCGGCTTGTCGGGACCGCGGCGAATGAACTCCGCGATCTGCGCCTCGTCAGGGATCGTCTCGATGTCCAGAGCGACGATGTGTGCCATGACCTACCTCCTACCTCGCCATGATCGCGCGGAGTGCGTCGGTTCTCGTCTTGTCCCACGCCTCTCCCCACGCACACCCGTTCTCCGATGCCCAACGGATGGCTTCTTCGGTGTCGAGGTGTTTCTTGTCCGCGCAATGCACAAGCCAGTCGCAGCGGAAGTCCAGCGCCTCGTGGACACGCTCCCAGTCCGCGACCGTGAAGTCCTTGGAGGACGCCTTCCCAGCGACCTTCTTTGAGAGAGCCTGCGCCGCCGCCTTCTCGTCGGGCGACACAAACCCGCAGTCGGGGAGCCTCGCGAAGAAGCGCCGCTGCGCGTCCCTCGGGTCGTACTCAGGCTCGATCTTGCGCGAGACTTCCGGCTTGCCGGTCGCGTCCCCCGCGATCCACTCCGGGGCGCTGTCGAGAATGCCCGGGTCGTCGGGGTGCGAGGGCGGTGGAAGGGCCGGCGCTCCGCGAACCGCACGCGGCTTCGGCGCGGCCCGCACCTCGACCTCCACGTCCTCGCTCCGCGCCTGATCCATCTCGTCCCCGGTGTACAGGCCCGACAGCTCCTGCGGGAACGCCTTGCGGAGCGCCAGCGCCTCGGCCACCTTCGCCAGCATCAGGGCGGGCATCTTGCCCCACATCCCCATCAGGCCACCGTCGCGCTTCCGCTGCGCGTACTCGTTCCACAGCGCAACGCCCCACGTCGGCTCCTTCGCCCCGTCCTTCCAGACGCCGACCTTGGACGCCGCAGGCGGCTTGGACGCGAGCCACACGTCCTTCCATGCGCCGTCGTCTCCGCACCACAGCGGGCCGTCCTGCCCCTGGTACTTGCCCGACCGCTCCGCGATGAGGCGGAAGCCGTCGATGCTGACCTGGATGGACATCTTCTTGGACCAGTTGCCAGCGTCGTCCTTTTCGTTCCGCTGCACGGCGTAGATCTGGCGTGCGAAGGGATCGAGTCCGGTGCGCTTGCAGACCTGGACGAAGAGGGCGAGTTCGTCGTCGGACGAACCCTTGCAGACCATCCGCTTGATGAGGTCCACGTCGAGGGACTGCTGCGTTGCGAGTGCTTGCTCGTTCATCCCACCCTCCTGCGAGCGAACTCGATCGTGTCCTCGGGGGAGTCTTCGCGGTCGGCGTCCTCCGCGATCCACTCCCTGACTTCGAGCCGCGCCTCATCCATCGCCGCCTCGAACTCCCTCATCGCGCCGTGGAGGCGTCCCGCTACCACGGTCAGCGTGGGGCCGTGATCGGCAACATTCATCACCCTGTCCCCCGCGTCCACCAGACGCCGGAACACCTCAAGGCGCGTCGGCTCCGGCGGCACGGTCACGTTGCGCTCGGCCACGTCACCACCTCCTGTCCGCAAGGTCGAGAAGCAGCATCCCGACCGCGAACGACACGCCGCCACAGAGCAAGCACCACGCCGCGCCGTCCAGGTTCACCCCGAGGGACAGGATGCCCGCGAGGACCAACGCCGCGCCGCCGCCGAACAGGAACCACCCGAACGCGATCAAGATGAATGGACGCCGCCGCGGGCGCTGTCCGGGCGGGGTTTGCACCCGCGGCGGCTGTGGGGAGGAACACGTCCCGGCAGAGGAAGCCGGGGCGTTCTTGGGGCTACTCTCGCTCACGCTGTCACCTACGTCTCGTCCCCGGACCATCGACCCGCGCGCTACTTCGGCTGCGGCGACTGGACGCGCAGCGCCTCGGCTTCATCCCACGCCGCGCGGCTCCGCGCGGACATACGTGCGGCAAGAACGCTGTCGCCTATGCGATGCGCGAGCGTCGTCCGTGCCGCGAAGTTGAACGCCTGCCGATACCGCGCGGCCATCGCCGCGACTTCGGTTGGGGTGGGCTTCTTCATGCCGCACCCCGCACACACTCGGGGTTGCAGCACTCGTAGACGGTGCCGTCCGCGAGCCGGACGTCGTACCAGTCGTCCGTCAGCCCGGCCGCAACGAAGGACCGGGGCGGCGGGCGCCGGCCGATCACCTCGCAGGCGTACCAGCGGGTTCGCTTCGATCCGAAGTGGTTGAAAATCTGGACCTGCGCCATGTCACCCTCCCCGCCACATGGAACGATCCTGTTGCCGCCCGACCCGCGCGCGTCCCCGTCCGCTCCCCGCTGCCCTACATCTCCAGCGTCGGCGATGCCGTGGGGCGGCGTTGCGTTGCGAGGGCTGCGGTGCCGACGCGGTGCTAGCCGTCCCTGCCGGTTACGGGCTTCGGGTTTCCAAAGAGGCCGCTTTCGCGGTGTCTGAGGGGAATGTAGCGCGGTTCAAAACCCTTGTCAAGTTTTTTTATTTGACAACGGCCGCCGCACCGCGTATCTTACAAGTCAGGGCGGCGCGTGCCGTCAAACGGAGGTTGAAATGGCGACCGTTCAGAAGTTGGTCGAGCTGCGTGGGAACCGTTCGCAGGCTGACATCGCCCGTGCGATGCGTCTGGACGGCGACCTGAAAGTCGAGATCCACAACATCCGCGCGTGGGAGGAGGGCAGCGTGCCGTCCGGCCTGCGGTTCAATGGGTACGCGGCTGCGCTCGGGATCAAGCCCGACGACCTCGTGACGATCTACAAGGAACACCGGGCGGCTCCTGCGGCGTAGCGTCCTCGATCCCGGCCCTTGGCTTGGTAGGAGGACGCATGAAACCTCGCAGTCGGAAACCGCGGATCAAGTTCGATCGCTTCTTCTTGGACGACAACTACTGCCGCAACACCAGCGACGTTGGGGAGTGCCGCTACTTGTCCATGCGAGAAGGGCAGCGGGCCTGCACTTACATGATGGACATCCTCCCGATCGATCGTCACTGCCCTTTCCCCATCCGTCATCCCAAGTGCCCTTTCGGAACCGTTCGGGTGATGGTCCTCACGGTGCCGGTAGGAGATCTCCTATGAACCGTGGGATCCAGTACAGACGGCTCCAAGAGATCAAGAAGCTCCTAGAGAGCTACAAGATCTTAAGAGAGCTACAAGATCTTAAGACAAGTGCGCGTTACAATAACGCGCTGTTGTTCAAAGGTACTTCTCAATGAGACGCACAAGGCCGTGGATCCAATGGTGGTTTTCGGAGTTGACAGGCGATGCCAAAGTCCGCGCCGAAGTCGCCTCAAGAGGTCACGGACTGCTTTCCGCGTGGGCAGCCGTCCTTGATGTAGTCGAGGAGGGTGAAGGGGAGGCGTCAACCGACCTGGGAACGCTGTCAGCGCTTGCACTTCTGCCATCTGAGTTGACGGTCTACAACCTCGGGTTGTTCGTCAAGTGGGGGTGGATGACGGTCGGGGTCGGTGGGGAGGTACTTGCACCCGAAAGCGTTACGCTAGGCGTTACATCGGGCGTTACAGTAACCGTTACAGTAACGCGGTGGAAGGTCCGTCATGGTGTCGCCAATCGCAACCGCCAACGCAAGTTTCGTGAACAACATCGCGTAGGTTCACCGAAAGAAAAGGATGTCGAAGCGCCCAACGAACCGAAACTGGAAGTACCTGTCGAGGAACTCGTGGCGATCTGGAACGAGATCGGAGTATCCCTCGGGAAACCCGCCGTCCGCAAGGTCAACGACCGGCTTGCCACCCGCATCAAGACCCGCTGGTTGGAACAACCGGACCTTGGCTACTGGCGTAGCGTGATGGAGCGACTGCGAACCGCCCCGGCTTGCATCGAGGGCAAGTGGTGCGACTTCGTGTGGCTGTGGGCCACGAACAAGAACGGGGCAGACAACCACGTTTCGCTGATGGACGGGAAGTACGATCGTTCGTTCGGTCAAGCGCCCGTCACCAACGGCATCAAAGCGAATGGCAACTCAACTGAGTCATGGAACAAAGCCTTGAAACTCGCCCTCAACGACGACGAAGACGCCCGCTCCGCAGGAGTCACGATCCTGATCGACGACGACTTCCGCGCGAAGGTCTGCCTAGAAGCCATCGACCCCGACCCAGAACGCGCGCTCCGCGCCATCCGCGAGTACGGACAGGAACTCCGCGACCGCGCCTGCGCCCAATGGATCCGCAGGTACGAGTCCCTACAGCAAGGGGAGGCGTCATGCCCCGCATGAAGTCGGTCGGCCTGTTCGACCTCGTGGCCGTCGAGGACGTGACCGCGCCCCACGCGGAGCTTTCCCTGCTCGGCGCGGCCCTGCTCGGACCCCGCGAGGACGCCGAAAAGATCCTGTCCCTCACGGCCCGCGCCGACTACTACGACCCCAAGCACCAGATCCTCTACGATGCGCTTGAAACGGTGCTGAAAGACCCCGAGGGAGTGCCGCAACCCCCGGCGGTCGCAACCGCGCTCGGGTCTAAGTTGCAGGAGATCGGCGGCTACCCCTACTTGGCGAAAGTGCTGTGCGAGGACTGGCCGGGGTCCGCGTCGTCCATCCCCTACTACTCCCGCCTCGTGCGGGACGCCGCGGCCCGACGCCGGTACGCGCAGCAGGCGTTGATGCTGCTCGGGACCTCGGGGTTGGACATCCGCGAGATGCGCGAGGCCATGGAAAAGGCGGTCAAGAGCGCCGACCGCGAGCTACCCGTGGAGGCGATCGGGGCAGTCGTGGCAGGCCACGTCCAGGCCATCCGTGAGAAGAAAGACCGCGGCGAGCGGTTCCAAGGCATCGGCACGCCTTGGCCCCTGCTCGACTACTTGACCGGCGGGTTGCGGGCCGGGGACGTAACCATCCTCGCGGCGCAGTCGAGCGTGGGGAAGTCCGCGGTCGGGCTGACGATGGCGATCCATGCGGCGCGGACGGGAGCCTGCGTCCAGGTCGCCTCGTTGGAGATGGGCAACGACCAACTGAGCGATCGGATCTTGGCGATGATCGCGGGTATCGAGGCGTCCCGGTTGCGGTCGGGGGTACTAGGCGCGGGCGAGATCGAAGCGTTGGAGGGCCACGCGAACCTGCTGCGGACCCTGCCGCTCGACTTCGTGCAGAAGCCGGGGGTCAAGCCGCGGGAGTTGTACGGGTTGGCGAAGTCGCTGCCCCGCGGGAACGGCCTGCTGATGATCGACTACCTCCAACTCGTGACCCCGGACGAGCGGGACAAGTCGCGGGAGCGGGAGGTCGCGGCTATCTCCCGGGCACTGAAGATCCTTGCGATGGACCTGCGGGTCCACGTTCTCGCCCTGTCGCAGTTGTCCCGCGCTCCGAAGTCAGGAAACAAGAACCCGGAGCCGACGCTACGGGACCTGCGCGAGTCTGGGGCGATAGAGAACGACGCGGACAACGTGATGATGCTGTGGCGCAAGGACTGGCAGGAGGAGAAGACGCAGTTGTCGGAGATGACGCTGTTCCTGCGGAAGCAGCGGAACGGTCCTACGGGGCGTGTGGAGTTGCGGTTCAACCGTGCGTTGCAGCAGATCCTACAGGTGGAGAAGGAGCCGAAGCCATGAACGAATTGCTTGAACGACTAGAGTGTGTACGGGAAGAGGCGGCGATGGAGTTGTCGGTAGCTGTCAACTCACGCGAGGCGCTACAGGGCGAGCGGGTGGGAGCGATGATCGCCCTCGTGGGAGCCATCGACAAGGCGCGGGAGGTCTGTCGCGCATATCTGAGGACCGACCCGTGGAGAGACAACGACCTACGGTGCGACTACTGGAACAAGAGTGCAGAGGAGCCTAAGCCATGACCGACACCGGGCAACCCCTGTTCACCCCCGCGGACGAATCGACCCTCTACGACGCGACCGTCTCGATCTGCTTCCGCGTCCCGGGGCCACCCGTGGGCAAGGCGGTCAAGTTGTCCACCGTCTGCGGTCATGCGTCCGCCAGAAACACGCCCGCGACCGCCTCATACCAGAACCTCGTCTGTCACCTGGCGTCCTTGGCCCGTCCGCACGACTGGCCGATGGACGCGCTCTACTCCGTGCTGGTCCTGGCCGTATTCCCGCGACCGAAGCGACTACTGGAACGGTCGAAGCGCACCGGGGCGCTCCTGCACGCGAGCGAACACCGGATGCGATACGAGTCGAAGCCGGACCTCGACAACGTGCTAAAGGCGGTCGCGGACGGCTGCACGAAGGCGGGGCTCTGGACGGACGACTGCCGGATCGACAACTGGGACGGGTCGCGGCGGGTCTACGCGGCGGTTGGCGAGGAGGCGCACACGGAGGTCATCGTGACGCGGATCGTGGGGAAGCAGGCATGAAGCGCGGTCACCGTGGCTGCATCCACTACCACATCGGCGCCCGCGAGCTGTCCAACTACGTCTGCTGCGACCTGAACAACATCGAGCCGGACGTCACAACACGACCCTACCTCGGCGGCATCGACCACTCGGGAGCGTGGGTCGAGCAGCCGCGCACACTGTACCGCGAGGCCACGGGACACACCTGGATCAGGACCGACGCGGCCACCGACCGGGCGTGCGACTACCACACGAGCACGGGCAGGTTGCGCCCCCGCACCGTCACCACGACAAGGGACCACGACTCGGCCGCAGCGCAACGACAGCGCCGTTCAAGGGCGCATCGGTTCACGGGCGGCGAGTGGGTCTGTCCACGAGGCCATCGCAACAGCGCCCTGACGCAGCGGGGCACGGCGCGCGAGGTCTGCGCCCAACCCGAGTGTCGAGCGCGGGCCATGACCGAAGCGCACTACGGGTCACGTCCAGGCGCGATCGACGGACAGTCGGTCGGGCGCGGACTCGGCGGCGCAATCAGGGGTGACAAGAGTGAGTCCTAGAACCACCTCATGGGAGCTAACCCGATCTGCGCGTGCGGGATCGGGCGCGCGTGCGAGGGGCGGGCCCGGTCGGGTCCTTCCGGCGGGATCGTTGACCGCGGGTACCGCGCGG